ATGATCAAGGTGCTTTTCTTGTTGGTACACATAATGATTCCTATGGTGGTTTCTCAGAAAAACTTCGCATCACATCAGCAGGTGACGTAATAATTGGTTCAACATCTGCTACTACAGTAACTGGTGCAGCTACACCTTTCCAAGTGTCGGGAAGTGATGGTTATACTGGAATGTCCATTATAAGAACTGCTTCATCAGGAGCACAATTCCAGTTTGCTGCAGGAAGTAATGGAGATAATGTTAGTGATAATGATGGTCTTGGATACTTTAAATTCTATGGATATCATACAAATGGATATGATGAATATGCAAGAATACATGGTGAAGTATCTGGTACTAATGGAGATGGAGATGCTCCCGGTGCTCTTGTCTTTAGTACAACAGCAGATGGAGCATCAAGCGTAAGCGAACGGATGCGGATCGATCAATCAGGTGCTGTAATGTTTGGCACCACTGTAACTAGACCAGCAGAATTTACTCATCCAGATGGTTTTGCTATAAGAGGAGATGTTAAAGGACAATTCCAATCAACAGTTAATGCTAATTCTTGTGGATTTTTAAATAGAGATTCATCTGATGGAAATATTCTTTCTTTCAGAAGAGAAGGAGCAGATGTTGGACATATAGGTGTAACTGGTTCGACAACTTATATTCAATTTGGAGGTACAAATAGTGCTGCACATCGGCTAGACGACTATGAAGAAGGAACTTTTAGTTTAGCTTGGCATTTAGCAGGTAGTGGTTCAGCAGGGATGCCATCTAATTATGCACATTATATAAAAGTAGGAAACTTAGTAACTGTAACCTTTCAAGTAAATACAAGTAGTACTTCTAGTCCATCTGGAAATGTTTCACTTACTGGTCTTCCTTTTACTATAAAAACAACAAATGGAAATTACGGAAATGGTGCTTTTGGTTTTATAAGAGATTGGAATACAGATATGCCTAATTTAAGAATGCAAGGTAATCAGGGTACAACTACTATACATCTCACAAAACATGCTACTAATGCAAATGAAGGATCTCAGCATGTCCAAGGTTCTGATATGTCTTCTGGTGCTAATGAAAATTACCTTATGGGAACAATGACATATATAGCTGCTTAACATAAATCTTTAATTATCCTTAAGAAAACTTATGGTTCATAGATAGTTATGTTATAATACCAACACATACCATAAAACTATGATCAATTTAGACAATAAATATCATCACTATCTTGGTAGTGAGCGAAAATTTAGAATTGATAACGTTGAAGAAAACGTGCGGGGATATGGATATAACTGTGATGGTAGCCAAATCACCGGATATTATGTTCAAACGGATAGTTTCAAGTTATATTATGACCTGAGTGAGCGTTTCATTAAAAAGGAATCACTCAAGTTGACAACTAATGTATAATATATAAAGAAAAACTATTAATGATTAAGACAATTATCAAGGATTTTCCAATCACTGATGTTGCATCAGACAGGGACATGTCAGAAGAAAAAATCAAACAAATTTTACCACATCTTTGCTATACTAAAGATGAAGTGGATGTATTAATTCAATCGGCTGTTGATGAAGCAAGAAAGATTGATGAAGAATCAATGCGTAAACATAATCGTGATGCTACAATTATTAGTATGATTTTGGGATTTACATGCCTTGCCTTATTTCTTGATGGACTATTAAGAATTTTAGGAATTATACCACCATTTGCTGGACTAGATGTCAATGTAATTGATGATATTGCAGAAAAAACTAAGGTAATTGTAGAGAATGATTTGTCACCTGTTTTAAATAAAATTCCAAGACTCTAATGGCATTCTTTTTTGTATTAAGTTGGTTTATAATTTTATTTTTTGCGTTGCGTTTAATTTTTAGAGGATGGAATTCTGTATCAGATTACAATAATCAAGGAGTTGTAATTGAGGGTAAACGATATGTGACTAAAGGAACTCACCCTGAGATGGCTGAAGTCAAGCCGGGAGATGAGTTACTTGTAGTAAATTTTAGTGAGTTAAAAGATCGTATAGATGAATATGAGGAGGATGATGATGGAGATATGATAGTTCGTAGGTGACAGTTTTCAAATTGGCACACTTGACTAATGATAAAAAATCTTTTATAATATCTTTGTAAGAACTCAGTATAATGTCACTGAAGGACAAATTCAAAAAAGATCTAAGCATTCTTCATGCTGCTGTGAATCGTGAAATCTTTTTAGATGTAAAGTATCCAAAACTTTACAAAAAAATATGTAGATTTTATCAGAATGAAGTATACTTAAATGGTGAAGATCCAGATGTTGACTACAATTTGATTATTGAGTGTATTAAAAAAGATTTAAAATCTTCTACTAAATTATGAACGTTATTCTTGACAGATTCCCCTATCGATATGTCGAAAACGGAATCATTGAACTCAACGGTAAACCAGATTACCGTATACAAAAGTACAATGAGTACACTAAAAGGTGGAAAGATATGTACCTTTGTGATAATTTAAATCAATTAGACACCGCTATGGAGGATTTTGAGTATACTAAATGGCTCGATCCTGACGGTGTTCCTTGCTACTTAAAAGATGACTAAAGTTGCCCTTATCACGGGTATTACAGGACAGGACGGCTCCTATCTTGCAGAACTTCTATTAGAAAAAGATTATGAAGTTCATGGGATTGTGCGTCGTTCTTCGTTGATTAATACCCACCGCATTGACCACATATATGAGAGATTGCATCTTCATTATGGTGACCTAACAGATGCTACTAATCTTATTAGTGTAATTAAAAAAGTTGAACCTGATGAGATATACAATTTAGGTGCTCAAAGTCATGTCAAAGTTTCATTTGAAACACCAGAATATACTGCACAAGTGGATGGTCTTGGAACTCTTCGTGTTCTTGAGGCTGTTCGTTTATTGGGTATGGAGAAGAAGACTCGCATCTATCAGGCATCAACATCAGAGTTATATGGATTAGTTCAAGAGACACCACAAATAGAAGATACACCTTTTCATCCACGTTCACCTTATGGTGTAGCAAAATTATACGCTTATTGGATTATTAAGAATTATCGTGAGTCCTATGGGATGCACTGTAGTTCTGGTATTCTATTCAACCATGAATCTCCAAGAAGAGGTGAGACTTTTGTAACTCGTAAGATTACAAGAGGTCTATCTAGAATATCTGTTGGTGCTCAAGATTGTTTGTGCCTTGGTAATTTAAATGCAAAAAGAGATTGGGGTCATGCAAAGGATTATGTTGAAGCAATGTGGTTAATGTTACAACAAGATGAGCCAGATGATTATGTAATTGCGACAGGAAAACAATATTCTGTTAAGGATTTTGTTGAGGAGGCAGCACCTTTATTTGGTTTAAGTATTGAATGGATGGGAGAGGGATTAGATGAAGTTGGGTATGACTGGAATACTAAGAAAACTATAATTAAAGTAGACAGTAGATATTTTCGTCCATCTGAGGTAGAATCTTTATTGGGAGATCCTAGTAAAGCAAAAGAAAAATTAGGTTGGGAACCTAAAACATCATTCAAAGAACTTGTTGAGGACATGTGTATCTATGGACAGTAATAGTAAAATTTTTGTTGCAGGACATAATGGTCTTGTTGGTTCTGCAATAGTTCGTAATCTTAAATCAAAAGGATTTACTAACATCATCACAATAGACAAAGAGAAGTTAGATCTCAGACGCACATTAGAGGTCAATATGTTCTTTAATATGGAAGAACCTGACTATGTGTTTCTTGCTGCAGCAAAAGTTGGTGGCATAGGTGCTAACAGTGAATATCCTGCTGATTTTATTCATGATAATTTGATGATTCAAACCAACGTGATTGACTCTGCATATCGTTGTGGAGTTAAGAAACTTGTATTCTTAGGTTCATCATGCATCTATCCTAAGTATCCAAAGATGCCGATTACTGAAGATCAATTATTGGCGGGACAACTTGAAGGTAGTAATGATGCATATGCGATTGCAAAGATTGCAGGTATCAAAATGTGTCAGGCATATCGTAAACAGTATGGATTTAATGCAATATCTGTGATGCCTACTAATCTATATGGCCCAAATGATAATTTTGATCATAATACATCACATGTTTTACCTGCATTAATTTCTAAGTTTGATGGTTCACTTGAGAAGAGTAAGCACTGGGTAGTTAAGTTATGGGGTGATGGTTCTCCAAAGAGAGAGTTTCTTCACGTTGATGATTTAGCAGAAGCACTTGTAGTTTGTATGGACAAATATGATTCTGATGATATAATAAACATAGGAACTGGTGAGGATGTGACAATTAAAGAACTGGCAGAGACTATTGTAGATGTGGTTGGTTATGAAAATGATTATGAATGGGATACGTCTAAACCAAATGGAACACCGAGAAAAGTATTGAATGTAGATAAGATGAAATCACTGGGATGGGAACCAAAGATAAGTTTACGTGATGGTATTGAATCAACTTATGAATGGTATAAAGAAAACGTATGATAGGTTTTAATGCATTGGGAAAACTAGGTAGACTTGGAAACCAAATGTTTCAGTTTGCCTCCCTTAAGGGTATAGCCCGTAATCGTGGATACAACTTTTGTTTTCCACCGTCTAATAATCAACATGAATATCAGGATCATCAATTACTAATTCCATTTAAGTTGATTAGTACTAATGAACTAAATGTACAGTATATTGACAATGAAAGACCAAGTGTTGTAGAGAACGGATTTGGATTTGATAAAAATTTATATGATACTTGTCCTGATTGGGTTTCACTTCAAGGATTTTTTCAAACAGAAAAATATTTTAAGAATATAAAGAGTGAGATAAAGAAAGACTTTGAGTTTAAGGATGATATTAGAATACCTTGTGAGGAAATGGTATCAACATTGGATAGTCCAATAGCTTTACATATTCGTAGAACAGATTACATTACAAATCCAAATCATACTTGTTTAGGATTGGATTACTATGAAAGAGCGTTGAAAGAATTTGATGATCAACCTGTCCTTATTTTTTCTGATGATCCTAAGTGGTGTCAAGAACAAAAATTATTTGAAGATGATAGGTTTATGATATCTCAAGATAATGATCAATACATTGACATGTGTTTGATGACTATGTGTGATGGCCATATAATTGCAAACAGTTCTTTCAGTTGGTGGGGAGCATGGTTATCAAATAGTAGTAAAGTAATTGCACCAAAGGGATGGTTTGAAGGGTCTAATAATTCACACCTAGATACTAAAGACATTTATTGTACTGATTGGATTGTATTATGAAGGTTGCGATTTCTTTTCTTGGCACAGGAAAGTATCTTGATTTCCTACCCAAGTATTATGAAAATATTGAAAAATATTTTTTACCTAATTCTGAAAAAACCATACTTGCTTTTACTGATGGTGAGTTAGATGGCACTCCCGAAAACATCAAAGTATTCTCACAGAAACACCTTGATTGGCCGTATATCACGCTCAAAAGATTTGAGATCATTAACAAGGCCAGAAAGATTATTCTTGACCACGACTGGTTTGTTTTTATTGACGGTGATGCTCTCGTTGTGGATCGCATAGAAGAGGAAGATTTCTTTACAGACAAACCTTTATTTGGTGTACATCATCCTTGTCACTATCTCAAGATGCCACCACATAACAAATATCCCGGTGCATTCGAGATCACAGAGAATTGTAACGCAGCAGTAGACTTAGAAAAATATCAACCAAAAGTATATTACCAAGGATGTTTCTGGGGTGGCAAAGTTCCAGAAGTATGTGCTATGATAGATGAATTAGAATATAGAGTAAGTGATGATTTGAAGAGGCATGTTGTTGCCTTATGGCACGATGAAAGTCATCTCAACAAATACTTTATAGAAAATCCTGATCTGGTTCATACTTATGGGCCTGAGTATGCTTATCCAGAGGTCTTCAAAGACCACTGTGATTTTAAACCAAAAATTGTTCACCTTGCAAAAGACAACTCGGAGTATCAACAATGAATAATGTGACATTTGTATCTGCACTGTTTAATATTGACCGTGTTGATGGACGTAGTTGGGATCAGTATTTAAAATGGTTTGATAAAACTCTACAACTTAGAGTTCCAATGGTTTTGTTTATCACTGAAGATGTTCAAGAACTTATTGATAAACGAAGGGGTGTCCTTGGTGATAAGAATGTAGAATTTTTACCAACTCAAACTTATTATCAAACAAAAGATGATATACCTTATTATCATCTGTCAGATCAGATGCAGAGTATCTTAGACTCTGATGACTATAAGAATAAGATATCAGATTCAGATCGTATTGAATGTAAACAATCAATGTATTCTGTTATTCAATATTCTAAGTTCCCATGGCTGAAACAAGCAGCAGAATTAAACCCTCATAACTCTGATTTCTTTTTCTGGTTAGATGCAGGTGGGTCAAGATTTTTTAATAACTTTGATCTCACTGAAAATTATCCCGGTGAATCTGCAATGGAACAACTTGAAGATATGGGTGAGAGTTTCTTACTACAAGTTAATAGTGAATACTATACAGATTTGTATCAGGCAGAAACACTTAGCAAGAATTATCTTTTAGATAATCGTTCATATGTTTTAGGTTCTATGTTTGGTGGTCATAAGAACGTGATACCAAAAGTTCATGACCTCGTAGAGGATGTATTAATGAATGATATGATTGGTAATAACATTCTTAATAATGAGCAGATAGCACTTGGATATCTTGTTAAAAAATATCCTGATCTGTTTGCAACTTATGTTAGAACAAACGGTGAGCACATGGATTTATTTACGGAGTTGAGTGAATGAAGATTTCAATTATAGGGCCCGGTATTATGCCAATCCCACCTACAGGATGGGGTGCTGTTGAGATTTTGATTTGGGATCAAAAACTTGCGTTAGAAAGTCATGGTCATACAGTTGATATTGTTAATACACAAAGTCCTATTGAGATAGTTCAGAAGGTAAATAATTTTCGGCCTGATTTTGTTCACATACAATATGATGATTTTATAGAATTATATTCATACATTCAATATCCTTGTGCAATCACAAGTCATTTTGGATATCTTGAACAACCTAATAAGTGGGGATATTACCATGATCGAATCGTAAAACCATTTCAAAGAATCTCTCCAAATATATTCTGTCTATCTGAGGGTATTAAAAATACTTACAAGAATGATTTACATATAGATGAAAGTAAACTATTCGTCACCCCAAATGGTGTGAATACTTCTAAGTTTATTTCTAAAGATAATCCAAAATATCCTGATCGTAGTATCTACCTTGCAAAAATTGATTATCGTAAGAGACAGTATCTATTTCAGTCTATTAGTAGTTTATTCTATGCTGGTAATAATGCAGATGGTAATTTTAATACGTCAATAAATTATCTTGGTGAGTGGAGTAAAGAATATCTCTATAATAATCTTACGGAGTATGGTAATTTAGTTTTATTGAGTGATGGTGAAGCACATCCACTTGTCTGTATGGAAGCCCTTGCAGCAGGTTTAGGTGTAGTTGTATGTGAATGGGGTGCAGCAAATCTGGATGACACTCAAGATTTCATCACTGTAATTCCAGAAAATAAAATTACTGATATTGCATTTGTTGAATCTGAAATAATCAAGAATAGAGAGTATTCAATTACTCATAGGGATGATATACTAAAATATGCACAACAATTTGATTGGATTAACGTCATTCGTCACACTTACATTCCTACCGTTGAACAGGTAATTTCATGAAAAATATAGTCAGTATTTTTGCTGGACATGATGCTAACATATCTTTTTATCATGCCGATAAAGATAAGTATTACACTATTGAGATTGAAAGGTTAGTTAAAAAAAGATACTTTCGTCTACATGAGGATAATCCTCCTAAAAAACAACATGACATATTGACGCAGTGTAGAGATATTGCTGAGAGAGAATGGGGTATTGAGAATGATTATGAGACAGTTTTAATTTGTTCTGATGGTTATCTACAAACTGATCCTAGAAATATTTTTAATACGGATAGTGTCAAAACTATAGCAAGACATCATCAAACTCATGCTGCATCTGCTTTTTATATGTCTCCATTTAAAGAGGCATTAATTATTTCATATGATGGTGGTGGTGATGATGGTCATTTTAATATCTATTCTGGTAGTCAAAATGGTATTACTTTATTAGATAACATTAGTTCAGATTTTGGTGGAGGTTATCTTCTTTGTGGATCTTTGATAAGAGAGGTTGCAGAGAGTAGTAGACATCAATTAGCATTGTCTGGTAAGTTGATGGGTTTATGTGGATATGGTAAAATCATACCTGAATATCTTGAGGCTTTTGAGGAGTTCTTCTTTGATAGAGATTATGAAAAGTTAGCAAATTGGACTAATTTAAATCTTAAAAATATCAATGACCCTTGGAAGAATGCATTGGACAATTGGATATTTGAAGGTCAGGAGGGATATGATATTGCAGCAACAGCACAAGCAGCATTTGAAGATGCTTTCTTCAGTGTCTTAGATAAGTATGATCCAGATATACCTTTAATTATTACTGGTGGTTGTGCTCTCAATGTCCTCGTAAATGAAAAGATTAAACGTTTGTATAATAGACCACTGTATGTTCCACCTAATCCTCATGATGGCAGTCTTTCTTTAGGACATATGTTTCTTTATAGAAAACCAACAAAGAGGGTAGACATTACGTATTCGGGGTTACCATTACTTAACAAAAGAACAGATTTAAAGTTTTATATTGCTAAGTACAAAGCAAATAAGGTAAATAAAAGAGAGATAGCGGAGCTTATCAAAGATGGCAAAATTATTGGGTTGGTCTATGGGGATTCAGAGGTTGGGCCTAGGGCTTTGGGGAATCGCTCTATTGTATGCGATCCTAATATTGCTGACATGAAAGATATACTAAACTCTAAAGTAAAATTTAGAGAATGGTATA